GACTCGGAATGAGGCCTTGGATCTTTGTTGCATACTCCGCACCCGTGGCAGCGGCATCCGCTGTATTCCTTGTTTATCCCTTTGGACAAGGTAGCTTTTCAGACGCTATGCCTCTTGGCATTTCCGGTACTTTTAATTATATGTTGGTATTCCAAGCCGAGCACAACATTCTTATGCACCCCTTCCACATGTTGGGAGTTGCTGGTGTATTTGGTGGAAGCTTGTTCTCAGCTATGCATGGATCTTTGGTTACATCTTCACTGGTACGCGAAACAACAGAAACGGAAAGTCAAAATTATGGTTATAAATTTGGGCAAGAAGAAGAGACGTACAACATCGTTGCAGCGCACGGCTATTTTGGTCGGCTTATTTTTCAGTACGCTAGCTTTAACAACAGCCGCAGTCTCCACTTTTTCCTTGCCGCTTGGCCTGTCGTTGGCATTTGGTTTACCGCTCTTGGTGTCTCAACTATGGCGTTCAACCTAAATGGATTTAACTTTAATCAATCAATCGTCGAATCACAAGGACACGTCATCAACACCTGGGCAGACATACTCAATAGAGCAGGACTCGGAATGGAAGTTATGCACGAAAGAAATGCACACAACTTCCCGCTTGATCTTGCGTCAACTAGCGCCACACCTGTGGCCTTAGTGGCACCTTCAATCGGCTAAGTGAGATAGATCTAACAGAGGGGTGCAATTCCCCTCTTCACTATTGGCTTTGGCCCGGTAAGCCGGATACCCTTAGCCGTCTAGACGGTGGGATAGACCACAATACAAATTAAATATACTCAAAGATCTTTGAGAGTCGTACATAATTAACTCTCTTTTTTAAAATGGCACAACAGTCTTCAGACCTGACAACCAGTTTGGTTAATATTGGTCAATCTAATCTCGCTGGTGATAAGCGAGCTTTGTATCTCAAGCTTTTCAGTGGTGAGATGTTCAAAGGCTTCCAGCACAATGCAATCGCTCGCGATCTTGTGATGAAGCGTACACTAAAGAACGGCAAATCTTTGCAGTTCATCTATACCGGTCGTACAACGGCTGAGTATCACACCCCCGGAAATGCAATCCTCGGTAACTCCGACGGTGCGCCTCCCGTGGCAGAGAAGACCGTCACAGTTGACGACCTTCTTATCAGCTCCGCGTTCGTATATGACCTTGATGAGACTCTTTCTCATTACGATCTTCGCTCAGAAATTAGTCGTAAAATCGGCTACGCTTTGGCCGAAAAATATGACCGCTTGATCTTCCGTGCAATTGCTCGTGGTGCTCGTGCAGCATCCCCAGTAAGTGCAACTAACTTCGCAGAGCCTGGTGGTACACAGATCCGTGTTGGTTCTTCTACCAACGAATCTGATGCTTTCTCCTCTACCGCTTTGGTTGCTGCTTTCTATGACGCAGCCGCTGCAATGGATGAAAAGGGAATCTCAAGCGATGGCCGCTGTGCTGTCCTGAACCCCCGTCAGTACTACGAATTGATCCAAGCTGTTGGTTCCAATGGTCTTGTAAACCGTGACGCTCAGGGCACTGCTCTGCAAGGCGGCAACGGCGTTATCGAGATCGCTGGTATCCACATCTACAAGTCAATGAACATCCCGTTCCTTGGCAAGTATGGCACCAAGTTTGGCGGTACTACTGGCCAAACCTCTCCTGGCAATACCGGTGACTTCATCGGCCCAGCCCTGGAAGATGCTTCTGGCGCTACAGGTGGTATCAACAATGACTACGGCACAGCCTCCGAATTCGGTGCAGTGTCTGCTGGTCTTATCTTCCAACGTGAAGCAGCCGCTTGTGTTGAAGCAATCGGTCCTCAAGTCCAAGTCACCAGTGGTGATGTTTCCGTGATTTATCAGGGCGACGTGATCCTGGGCCGTTTGGCTATGGGTGCTGACTACCTGAACCCCGCTGCAGCCGTTGAGCTGTATGTCGGTGCTTCAGCTCCTTCTGCATTCTGATTTAAATACTCTTTATGGGGTCTCTTAGGAGGCCCTTTTTTTTAACTATATGTCCTCAACTATTGGCACCGATACCGAACTATCCGCTGTGAACTCAATCTTGGGGAGCATCGGCCAAGCACCTCTTACAGAATTAGACTACACAAACCCAGAACATTCCTTTGTTTTTAACATCCTACGTGAAGCTAGGATTGATGTATTAAATGAAGGGTGGCACTTTAACAGAGAAGAAGATGTAACTCTATCTCCACAAACCTCAACTAACTATATCCTTTACCCGTCAGATGCTTTACGTGTAGACGTAACAGGCAATCAGTTTGACAGGACAACAGATGTAGTGAAACGTGAAGGCAAACTATACGATAAGGTAAATAAAACTTATACGTTTATCAAGCCAATCAAGGCAGACATTGTAAGGGCTTATGACTTTGAAGATATTCCTTCAGTCTATCAACGTTACATAACATACAGAGCAGCTACACGTGCTGCCACACAACTTATAGCTAACCCACAACTTGTCCAGCTACTAGGACAGCAAGAAGCTATTGCACGTGCATCTTGTATGGAATACGAATGCAATCAAGGTGACCATAACTTCATGGGATTTCCTAGTAATTCTAGTTATCAAACATACCAACCATATACTGCTTTGAGGCGCTGATGGCAACAATCACACAAACAATACCTAGTCTATATCAAGGAATATCAGAAGCTCCAGACGAACAAAAACTACCTGGACAAGTGAGAAATGCAGTCAATGTTGTACCAGATATTATTGACGGATTAACTAAAAGACCTGGATTAGAATTTGTAAAGACATTAAGCAACGTCGCGACAGCGGGTTGTTGGTTTCAATATTACCGTGATGAAGATGAAGGCTCATATGTAGGACAAGTAGCAAGGGATGGAACTGTACGTGTTTGGCGTTGTTCAGATGGCTTAGAGATGGACGCCCCTGGTAACCCAGTGTCACCTAACCCCGGTATAGGTCAAGCAAACTATCTTGTTCACTCAGCAGATGGAGACATCCAAACTTTAACTATTAATGATACAACATTTCTTACAAATAGAACTAAAACAATTGCTATGACCAGTGCTGCTGGTCCATCAAAACCAGACACACATTCAGCTTACATTGAACTTAAACAAGTACAACCAAGACGACAGTACGCACTAAATATCTACGATAACAATAGCGTAGACAAGGAACGTTCAGCACGAACAGTAACGATTGGCAATACGTTTTCAAACAATGTAGATGGTAATCCTGATGCTAGATATACAGGATCTAAAGTATTTATAGATGGGACTGGTATAGCTGTACGAGTAACAATTTTAGGACAACCCTTTGTGGAAGGTTATGATACTCAGCCAGCTAATGCACGGTACGATACTCAATATACAAATAGAGTTGACCTGCTGCACGGTGGTGCTTATTATGGACAAAGTATGCCTACGTTTAATGTAAACGTGGAGGGGAGAAACTACCCCATCACAGTAACAAATGAGGTGGAAGCAGAATATAAAGGAAACTTAGGTCGTATAAGACCTGTACCTGTAGATATTGAAGCAGAAACTAGCAGCTCTGTATCAGGTGTCTTAAATTCAATCGTGAACGAAATTGAAGATGCCTCTCCCGGCGTAACTGCTTCTATAATTGGAAATGGTATTTATCTTACGCATACCTCAGCATTTAATGTAGAAGCTTTAGAGAGTGATCTATTTGAAATCACTCAAGATACAGTTAATGACATCACAAAATTACCAACCCAGTGCAAAGATGGATACATAGTAAAAGTAGTAAACTCTGCACAACTTACAGAAGATGATTATTATCTAAAGTTTGTAGGTAGTGATGGGGATGGTCCTGGTTATTGGGAAGAATGCGTCGGCCCTGGAATTCTGACAACATTTGATTCCAGCACTCTGCCTTATATCTTGCAGCGTACTGGTTCTACATCGATGACACTTGACACTTATACCTGGGGTACTCGTGAAGTTGGTGATGAGAATACAAATGAAAAGCCATCATTTGTAGGGCAAAAAATTAACCAACTATTATTTCATAGAGATAGGTTGGCGGTTTTAAGTCAATCAAATTTAATACTATCGCAACCTGGAAATTTAGGGAACTTTTGGAAGAAAACAGCGCTGACATTTTCAGGTGTTGATAGGATTGATTTGTCTTGTAGTTCGTCAAGCCCCAATGCTTTAGTGGACGGCATTGAGATGAATACAGGACTGATCTTATTTAGCGCAACTGCACAATATCTATTTACAACTGACAGCGACATACTCAATCCAGAAACAGCAAAAATTTATACGTTATCTACCTATAATTATAATGTAGATGTAACACCAATTTCACTTGGTACAAGTATAGGTTTCATTGATAACGCTGGGAAGTACAGCAGATTCTTTGAAATGCTGAATGTGTCTAGAGAAGCACAGCCAGAGATACTTGAACAAAGTAAAATTATACAAAGGCTGCTGCCTAAAAATATTGATTCCGTCACAAATTCAAGAGAGAATTCCTTTGTGTTTGCTTGTAAACGTGGTACAAAAACAGTAACTGGATTGAAGTATTTTTCAAGCGGACAGAAGCGTTTACAAAATGCTTGGTTTGTTTGGAAGTTTGCGAAAAATATAACACATCAATTTGTAATTAATGATGAGTATTACCTTATAAGCTCAGACAATGAACTATGTAAAATTCAATTAGTCGATACAACAGGTAGGCCATTTATTACTCAAAACGGTACAGATTTTGATATTCATCTTGACTACTATCAAACAGTTGCAGCTTCAGCAATGAGCTATAATGCAACTACTGATGAAACTACACTGACACTACCAGCAGATTCAGCGATGAGTCCTGGTGATTCTATTTCTGTTATTGTCAAAAATAATAACAATAACAAAGGCAGGTATTCAAAAGGTACTGTCTTAGGAAACCTCGATAATAACGGTGTAACAACTTTAACTGTATCACTAGCTCAAGATTGGTCTTCTGATCCTGTGCAAGTTGGTAGGGAATATGAAATGAAGGTAGAGTTACCTACAATTTATCCAACTACTACAAAAAACAATAGGATCGTAGCTGATACGTCATCTTCTTTAATTATACAAAGACTAAAGATTAACTTTGGACCTGTCGGACAGTTCATTACAAAACTAACGCGAACTGGTAAATCAAACTTTATTGATACACATGAGTCATCTTTGATGGATAGTTATGAAGCTAACCGGGCACCGAACATAGACGGTAGTTTTAGAACGATTCCCGTATATGAAAGAAATACAAACGTAAGTGTCACAATTACATCCACACATCCATCCCCAGCAAATATTGAATCAATATCTTGGGAAGGAGATTACAACAACAGATATTACAAACGGATCTAAATACATACATCCAATCACTCAAGAGGCTGCTTTACAGGTGGCCTCTCACCTACGTCCAGATGACCGTAGAGAGATAGAAGAAGGGTATGGGTTAGATCCTATGGTTGCTATACCAGAAGGGGCTGCAAGCGGCTTCTGCATACATTTCACAGTCCCTGACGGCAGGATTGCCGGACTAGCGGGGGTGGGTGATAACGGAGCTGTATGGATGCTCTGCACACCAGCAATCCATGACTATCCAGTCTTATTTGCAAGGCAAGCTAAAAGGTTTATAGACAGCAGAACCGAAGAAGTTTTGTGGAACTATGTAGATAAACGTAATACTGCACATATAAGACTACTTAAATTTTTAGGGTTTGACTTCCACGAAGAACTGGAGTTTGGGCCTAACAACTTACCCTTTATTTATTTTACGAAATGGCATTCCCATTAGCAGCAGTGGGGGCAGGACTATCAGCATTCTCTGGTATTAGTTCTGCTCTGGGTGGTTTCTTTGATAACAGTGAAAACGAACGCATCCACGCAGAGAACAGAAGAAGAGTAGCTGAGATTAATGCAGCTAACCAGCAAAGACATTTTCAAAACCTAAGCATTGGTGCTAGGTTTAAAAATCAAAAAGCACAAACAGCAGCCAATCTATTTAATATTGATACTGCTGCAGATGAAGCACGGGCAGCATCACAACGTGAGATTGATGCTCAACTAGATAAGTTCATGGTAGACAATCAAAGTGCTTACATCAAAATGATGCAAAGCAAAAGAGGCCCGATGAGTGGACGGTCTAACGTTGGAGATAAAGCAAAGATGGCAAGCTTTGGAAGGGGAAAGGCTTTGCAAGACTCTGCAAAACAAGCAATGTACGACAAACTACTATCACAAAGTTATGTGATGAATAGACAAGTACAGAATGCAAAGTCTAGAGAACTTTCAAAAGTAGCTACCGCACCTATCTATCAACAGTATCAGACAAGCTACACACCACAGCAATATAGAAATAAAGGCTTTGGTGATTACCTACAACTAGCAGGTGGTCTAGCAGGTGCGGGTTTGAGTGGTATGGAAATGTTTGACAAACTGAAGATTAATGATCCAGGTAGACCTGGCTTTAATTTAAACAATACATCTTTTTTTGAACGACCAAAATGACAAACTCATTTAACTATCTAAGAGAGCCTGACAACGATGGGATGTTTGATTCAAACTACCAACGACAGAGCCAAAACTTAAAGGAATTACAACAAAGTGGTCTTAAAGATCTAGACGCTGCTCTAAAGAACCAACAAACTGATAGCACTAAATTACTAGAAGGTATTAAATCCTTTAGTACAGGTATTAATGATTTGTTAGTCAAGAGACATGAGGACGCTAAGAAAGATGCATTAGCAAAAGCACAGATGGCTGTGAGACGTGGTTACCACGACGAAACACAGAAGCAAGCTTTAGAGGCTGCTCAGTTAGAGCAAGACGGCTTATCTAGAACAGTTAATACAGCCGCAGCTGACATTAAGGCACGCGATGGCAACTCTTCAGTACTTGCACAAGAGCTATACGCAAGAGATCCCTACTACGAAGCTGCAGTTAATCAGCTACTAATCCAAGAAAGAGCTAACGAAACTGGACAACGCCTACTGGCAGCACAAGAAACACTAAAGATTACTGGTGTAGATGGTAACGAACTGGCTTACGATGAAATAAGGAAGCCTAGTGACATGGCAGCTTGGACTGCAAAGTTTGAAGCACAAGACATCAGAGAAAACTTTAGTGAAGTAACAGCAGAAGGATTTAGTCTTTACGCTAACGAGCGTTATACCAGCACCATTAACCAGCATAGTAGTACCTGGGCTAAAAATAACGCAACCGCTCAAGAAAAAGAACGCTTACTTACAGCACAGAATGTAATCATGCAGTCATTTAATGACGGCTATGGGGAATTCAGTAAGGCTGCTACTAGTGCATTGTATTCAAAAAGATTGACTCCTAATCAGTTATATGATCTGATGCTTACAGGTGTAGAAAGTGGAGCTGTTAGCCAAGCAACGCTGAAAGAAA